CTGCATGAACGTCACGCCGGGATGAACTTGGCGCAGGAACTCCAGGATCGTGGTGTCGCTGGCCACACTGTTCTGCGTGGTAGCGATCAGCGCATACTGCTCGATCGGCAACCAGACCTGATTGACGCGATGCACGCCCTTGGATTGGGTGATCACCTTGTTGATCAGCGAGTTGATGTCCCGCACGATCTTGTCGCTGGACTTGCTGGCAAACGTCTTGGAGGTGCCCGTGCCGTCAGCCAGCAGAGTGGTTTCCGGAACGTTTGCGTTGTGCAGCAAGCCAGGCAGACCGCTTTCGGTGTCGCCGTTGAACGCGAGCAGGTTGATCTTTTCCTGATGCGCACGGGTTGCAGCCATGGCCTTCTTGCCATTGAGATTCACGCCAGCGAACATCGCTGAGCGAATTTCCTGCACGTTGTAGCCGTAAGCGTTACCGATGGAGCGGATCGGGCTGGTGAATTCCTTGCCGGTGACGTCAGCACGCGGAAGATCATTCGCGTAGTTGGCGATGATCTTGGCCATGCCCACGCTGTCATATTGACGATACGTGTGCGTGGTTGCACCTTCGGGAATTGCGGTGCTGACCGGCATGATGGTCAGCGCGGACAGCGCAACGCGCTTGATGTCGTACGTTTGCGACTTGACGAACTCGAGCTGGCGAGCGAAGAAAACCGACTCGTTAGCATCGAAGCGGCCGGAAGCGGTAATGACGCGGAGGTCGGCTTCGTCGTACTTCATGGAAGCTTGGTTTTTCATGATTACTTCACCTCGACGATTGCAAGACCGGCGCCGGTCGTTGCGGTGATGAAAACGACATCCATTTGCGTGAATGCCTCGATACCTGCAGCAACAGCAGCGTCGGTCAGCGTACCGTCAGCGACGGTCATGTTGGCAACAGCGCCAGCAACCACAGCGTCCGACGTCTTGGCCCAGAAGCGGCCTTGCGTCAGCACGGACACCGTTTCCTTGTCACCGTACTGCACCAGACCCGCGGAGTTCTGCTCGCGAGCTTGGTCGTGGATGGCAAAGCCGACAGCGGAAGCACCACTGGTGGCGTTCTTGCACTGACCGGCGGGGTCGGTGCCGAGCGCGACCGGACGAGCCAGGCCAACTGCACCTTCGGCGGAGTAGGAGCGCACGTTGCGCGGCCCAACACCGTCAAGCAGACCGGCAATCGCAGCGGCGCCGTATTGGGAAATCGTGGATTGCATGGTTATGCCTCAGCTTTCTGGCCCAGCTTGGCCATGAACGAATTGTAGTTGTTGCCAGCGTCCTTGCTACCAGCATCGTCGTCGCGCTTGCCAGCGAGCCGCTGTGCAGCCATCGCAGCATCCGCCTTCATGCTGACCGCGAGGTCAAACGAAGCGTTGATGTAGTCGTCGGACTTGCCAGCGAGGTCAGCGTCGGTGCGCACGGTCTTGATGACCAGCTCCTTCAGCTCACGGTCGGTCTTGCCAGAGGCATCAACCTTGAACTCAGCTGCAACCTTGTCCAGCTCTGCACGCGCCTTGACTTCCTCGCGAGCGGTAGCCAGCGCATCGGTCTTCAGTTGCGGAATGCTGGCAACCTGCGCCTTGAGGGCGTCGATTTCAGCTTGGGCGGTGTCCAGCTTGGTTTGCAAGCCTGCCACTTGTTGCACGTGCTTCCCGTTGTCACCGCGAAGCCGGTCCAGCTCCATGGCAACTTCGGGAGCGGCGTCGTAGGTCAAACCCGTATCGAGTTTGACCTGAATCATGGTTTTGTCCATGTCTTGCTGCTCCTTTGAAGTAAAATCAGAAACAGCGTCGCCGCTGTCCAAGTTAAGGCGAGCATTACCCGCCCGACCATGCCGAACCAGCGAGAGGTGATTGACACGTATCTCCCGCTGAATTGCGTCATAGGGTTGGCCGTTCCATTCACCTGGAGTTTCGTCCAGCTTTACGGAATAGCCGACGGAGAGCTCACGCTTCCCGCCTTTCAGTGCTTTATCGACTGTGTCACCGTCATGGATGATGATCGGGGCACGCACGCTGTCCCCGTCCGCATACGCTGCACCTGTAACCACACCGGCAGCATACTTCTTGAAGTTGCGTGCGGTAACGGGTTCAGACGGGTGATCGTCGGTGAGGGGCTTACCAGCAAACGAAGCAAGCGCATCTGGATGGAATACCTCGTCAGGGAGGCGCAGTTCGCGACGGGTTGTTCCGTCGGCGTTGCGATATACCTGAATTCCAGTGCGAGCCACCACGGCCTGGGCATCAACGAGATAGCCGTCGGCGGTGAGGGTTGCTTTGAGCGGGATTGTGTCGTAGCGCAGCATGGCCCACTTTATAACATGGCCTCAAGCCGCGCAGTTTGAGGTTACTGCTTCAAGCTACGAGTCCGCACCCTCTGGCAACGGGGCAAGCATGTCCTCCCAAGGGATAGGACGGTCAAGCTCAAGCGCTTCGCGTGCAAGCTGCACAAGCTGGTCCCAAGGATATGAGACATGCCCATAACTGAGCGGGGGAAGCAACATTCCGAACTTGGCGCTATACGTATTGACAATTTCTTCTTCGGTCATTTCAAATACTCCTCAATTTGCTGGCGGAAAAGCTTGTCTGTAGCAGGTACGAACTTCTTGAACACCCGTGCCCAACCAGGCGCGGCCTTCGTACCGTACAGGGCGAAGAAGTTAGCATACACTTCTTTCGGACCTTGCTTTCCATTTGAGTAGTATGAAGTCTCGTGGCCGAAGAACGTTCGGAATCCGGACACTTGGTTTTTCGTGAGCGAGCCCAACATGTCGCTGAAGTTACCGCCACCAGCGTTCTGCCACGTCTGCTGCATCATGTGCGGTGTATCACCACCGAGGGCAAAGACAAAGTCCTCAGCGCGATCGTTATCGATAGCCTGGGCCATCTTCAGCAGGTTGCTCCGGTGCGCTTTGTAGTTTGAAGTGAATATGCCCATTCCATCAAAATGGTACAGCGTCTTCATCTCCTCGTAGTCGAACCCGAGCTTGGCGTACTTCTGGGCAAGGTATTGATGACCTTCTGCCTCTGTCATGTTCCACAGCTTTGTGACTTCGTCTGCGTTCGCGAGCTTGGTGCTGTTGGACAATGGGACAGCGTGCTTCCCCATAAGGCGCCCCTTGTCCTTCGCTACTGCAGCCTTGAACGCTTTCTCGTTGCTGATACCGTGCAAGCGGGCAAAGGGCTCACCCATTGTGCCGTCCATGTAATGCCCTGTTTCATGGCGCCACACAGACTGCCCCTTGGCACCTTGTTTGTAATAGTACGAGGGCATATTGATTCGCTGATACGTGTAATGACACCAAGCACCTTCTTCCTGTTGAGCGCCATTCACCATTTTCTTCTGGTTGCTGACGTCAGGGTTCATCTTGGACTTCATTAACACCTGCTTGATAGGCACAGGTGCGCCCTCGAAGGAGAAGTAATTCCAGTCACGTACATCATCGCGAGCCACGAGATCGTAGGTTCTCAACGCGGGGTCAAATTGCGTCATTGGATCCACCTGAACCGGCTTTGCTGCCCGCTTTGTTGCCGAAGCAGGCTTGCGCTGGGCCGGCACAGGCGGCGCAACGGGTGGGGCCAATGGTGTTACCTTGGCCGGTTTAACGGCTGCACCGCTTAGACGCGCCTTCTGCCAGTCCCCAAGCACTACCGAGGCGGTCGTGCGTGGAATCTGGAACTGTTGCTCCAGTGTGGTCATCAGTTGCTTGCGCATGGCGAGCACCTGCTTGAGTTCTTGCGTGTTACCAAGCATCGCCCACGCTTTGTCAGCCTCGCCGAAGATGATGGAACGGTTCGTTACACCGCCTGGACCAAGCTCCGCCTCTGCAATCGCATCGTTAATGTCGTCCCACACCGCCTCAGCCCTGCAGCGACAACGCACAGGTTGGCCAGGGTTGCCCTCAGGAGGTGGCTTGTTGAAGGCGTACTGGTTGCCGTTGTATTCCTGATGCTCGGGACGAACGCGGTTGTCCTGCACACTGCGCCAAATATATTCGGTGACGCCAACTTGCTGCAGACGGTATCTCGTCAGGTCGGCATTCCCCTTGTTGATCTGGTCTTGAGCAATCAACTTGGCACGGTACTCGGTGTTTCCGTAACGATCGCGGATCTGCTTGGTAAGGTCCTTGACGCTCGTGCCGTTGGTAACACCGCGGCGGACAATACCTTCGAGCTCAGGATGAAACTTCGTGGGCAGGGTTTTGATGAGATCCGTGTTCGTCTTGACCCAATTCTTTGCAAGCGGTTGCAGGAAAGGCTCGTCGCGAAAGACACTTACACCAAGCAAGGCATTCGAGCTCGACCCAGGCATGACAGGAGGCAGGTCCAGACCAGTGTTGGACTTGACAACCATCTTGAACTGGCGCTCGTTGAACTTGCTGAGGGCAACATAGTTGTCCGGAAGCTTTTCGATAACCACACGGGCCTGAGCTGCAGCACGTGCATTCATGGTGCCCATGATGGTGTCGAGCATGTCGTCCCATGCGTCCCGCACCATCTCAACCTGAAACGCAAGAATCAGCTCGTCAAGCTGCGGAACAAGAAGCTCTTCAGAGTTCTTCTGGAGCTGCTTTGCATACCACATCGTCTGACGTGTGTATTCGCGAGCAACCTGATCAGGGTGGTCGAAGAGCTTCTTAGTTGCCATTACACCGCATCAACCGGCACGTTCTCAACCATGAACGCGGCGTTGGAAATGACAATGTTGCCATTGACGCTTCCCTTGACCTGCATTTGGTAATTGATGTCAGCGCCTGGTTCGTAATCAAGACCCGCAAGAGATAGTGATTGCAAATCCGTTGCACTGGTAGAGGTAACGGAAATTGACCATGGCGTCGCAACACCGTTCTTGAACAGGGTGAAGGTGACAATCATGTTGTTCGGTGCAACCACGTCCGCGCTGAACGTGATGCGGGTTGTTGCTGGTCCATTGCTACGGTAAGCACTGCCCGAAGCTGCGGAGCTATTCCAGTCCGCGCTGCCAGTGTCAATGAGCGTTTCCCACACAAACGGCGAGAAAGCAGTCGTCACCGCCTTGCTGACACCCGTTGCGTCAATGGCGCAGCCGCCATACGACGGGCGCATGGTGTCCAGGAAGTCCTCAATCAGCGTGCGAATGTCCGCAGGACTGATTTCGCCGCTGGTGTTGTCAATAAGCGTTTCGGTTGCTTGCGTGCGAAGCTCGGTGATGGATTTGCGTGTCATTTATTTGAACCCCGAAGAGAAACCTCTGGAAAACCCCGAAGCGGGGATAATGATTTCGTTGGACGGTTGCTGCGCATAAGCAATGAGGTTCGTTGCTTCCTCAATGCAGGTGATTGCGTGCCCGCGGTCTTGTTGTTGCACCGTATAGGTGGGCTGATTCAACGTGCCAATGATGTAGATATTGTCCCGCGCCCAATTGGTGACAACGGAGGGAACAGGAACCCCGCCCCAAGTTCCCGGCGTGTAAGTCAGCGTCGCAGCGACAACAGCTTCACCAGCAATGGTTGGCGGGGTGATGCTGTACGGTGGTGCGCCAGGCGAGCCCACACCATCCACAATGAACGGAACATCCACCGTTCCAACTACACCAATGCGCGGGTCCTGCGGCACAAGCGTGAAGGGGAAGGGGAACATCTCAACGGGAATGGGCAGGTCTTCCGAGCCCCATGTATGGTGTTGCTGATGCACACGCGGGGAACTTGCAAGCGTGCTGAACGGAACCACTGCACCAGACTTTTCTGCGAGCCACTGCTCAGTGCTTGCACGTTCCTCCTCGCTAACCTCGCGCCCAATGAGCACGAACGCAAACTCCTTGAACGGTGCGTTGTAACCCGTGTAGAACCCTGTTCCAAAAGCATCCCAGACACCTGATGTGAGAAGATCCACGGGTGCAAGGGTAAGCACAGTTGGCACATTGACGGGAAGCGCATTGTAGAGGTCGTCCCTGAACCAACCAATGTCAGCACCGTTTGCACGGTACAGCGGACGCCCAGCGGATTGGTCAGCGTATTGCGTCATCCCGCCGCTTTCAGCAACACCAATGAACGAGCTCCCATTGCTCGGGGTCGGCGTATGAAGAACAACTCTTGCAGTGCTCAACTTGGTAATTGCTTCAAACAGCGTCGAAGCAATGGGCATCGCAGGAAGGGGAGCAACGCCCCAATCGTTCGCACCGTCATATTCAAGCCAGTGCAACGTGCCGTCGGTGTGGTAGGTTGCAGGGTTGTCGAACGTGGTGTGGTTTCCAGCGAGTTCCTTAATGGAAACATTGTCTAAGTAGAATTCACAAGCGACGCCATTGGTATCGCAATTAAACATCGCGCTCCCTGTGGCAAGGCCAACACCAATGATTTCAAAGTGATATGTTCCAGGAGGTTTTGAGTTTGAAATACCCCAAAGAATGGCGTTATTAGCGTAATACTCCATATTGCATTGAATTGCAGGACCAGTTCCGCTTACCACTTCAAGATCGAAGACAATCTTGTAATACTTTCCAGCCGTTATGGGCCATTTTTGTGCAGACGCCTGCCCAACAAGGCAGCGCTCCGCCGGTGCAACGAAGTGAAGTCGTCCGCTCGTATAATTTAGCGCACCTGTGGCAAAGCTTGAATGCTCGTCCCATCCCGCTATATCAGCATCAAACGTGCCATTGACGACCTTTTCCTCACCAAGCGCCAGCCCCTTCGACTTGTCCAGAATCAGCGAAACAGGTTGCCCGTCAGCGGTAACAGCAATTGATCCAACCTTATCCTGGAACATTGTGGAGCGATCGCTGTAATCGCGGTAGATCCCGTCCTCGTTATTGTAGAACAGGTCAATCGGGTCGAACGCGGGTGGCGCGGTGTGACCCGTCAAATGGAACGGGTGCTCAACGGTGCCTACGGTACTGGTCATTTCGGTGCTCCTGCAGGTGCAGCGGGTTTCGGTTTGCCGATCTGCTCGTTGTTGAGCTGCATAGCTTCAAGCTCCAAGCGACTGCGCTCCACTTCCTCGGGGTCAGGCGGGGGCAGCTCTTCAGGGTCTTCAATTTCGTACCCTTCTTCCGGCAGCATCAAGCGCACCTCGCTTGCATCCATTGCACCCATATTGACGTAGATTTCGAACGTCTGCGCACGCTTGTAATCGCTCTCCGCCTTGTCCTTTGTACTCGGGACGTACAGCGGTTCAAACTTGATTTCGTAATCCTCGGTGGCTTGCCCCATTGCGGTGAGCTGCCAGCCTACCAGCTTGTCCAGCACGGGGAGCAATACCTGCTCTTGGCTCTGACCGACCTTTGCATACCAGTTCTCAAGGTCACCCGCGCCTGTGTTGGCAAGACCCTTCTGCTGGCGTCCGAACAGCAGGGACTCGGGAATACCCGTTACAGCGCACAGCGCATTCCCCAAGCGGTCCATGATGTCGGCAACGCTTGCGAAGCTGGTTGATTTCAGCTCGTAGGACTCTGCAGCGTCAATGACCACAGTGTTATTCACGCTTCGCGCCATATCCACCATGTTGATGCGATTCCGCACCATCTGCTCACCGCCGGGACTGCGCAGCAAGTTACTGAGCTCGGGAATGCCATGGACAGCTTGTTGCGCACGTTCCAGCAACCCGTTGGCCCAGTAGTGCGACATATTCACGTTTCGCAACTGGTCGAAGCACTGCTGAACAATGCTCGCGCCCCAGCCGTCGTTTTCCTCGCGGATGCGCTCGGGTACGGGTTGCCCATCGAATACCAAGCACCGCGACTCATGCACGGTGTAGGGCGTTCCAATGGTGGGGCTGATGTGGTAAATCTTCGGCGTGTTGAACCGCTTGTCCATCGGGTCAGTGTAGCGCTCTTGGATGGTGACCTGCCAGCGGTCATAGACCCGCAACTGCTCGATCTCCTTGATACGCTCCTCGTTAAGCGGTTGATCCAGCGAGCCACCGTCGTTGAGCAGTGCTACCACAAGCGAACCGCCATACAAGCGGGACCAGCGCACCGCGTTGCATAGCTGCTTCTCAGCGTCAATACCGTCGAGCGCTGCAGTGACCTCGCTGCTGTCATCCACACCCTCAACAACGTAACCAGCGCGGAACAGCTCTTCAGCAGGCAGATCCACAATGCGGCGCAGTATGCCGTCACCCTCGTAGAGCATCTCGAGCTGAGGGGCCTGCAGCTTGACGGTTGGAACCGCCTTGGTGAATGCGGTGCGGTCCTGTGCGGTATTGACCGCCATGAAGACGTTGGAGTACGGCCCGTCCATTCGGGTGACGTCTTGCTTGCGAGGGCGACCTTTCGGAGCGCCGGTAGGTGCGGTCATGGAAGTACCTGCTGAGGATCAATGGTGCTTTTTACCGCATTTTGGCCAGCCGCATTTTAGAAATGCAGCTTGATGCAAGTCACATCAAGCTACTGATGTCAAACGTGCTGCCTTCCATGTAGCACATGACCAGCGCATCAGCAAGGTTCGGAGAGGCAACACCACGCTTGGCCATGTGCTCTTTTGGCTCGACGCGGAACTTGCCGTTCATGAACTCCCTGCGCGGCTGTGACAGCTCTGCGCACAGCTTCTCTACGAAGGGCATATCGTTCGGGATGCAAATAAGCTTCTCGGGGTCATAGGGCTTACCATTCACCGCATCGTACGTGTTCTTGAAGCGGTCTGCCAGTAGCCACCAACCTTGCGCCTTGAGGTTAAGGAACTGGTCCTTATTCTTGCGCCCTGGACGGTAATCGCTTTCAGGGTCACGCACACCTGCGGCAGCATTGAACCCTTCGAATGCAGGGGGCTTCAGCTTGTGCCCACCTGGCTTGGACATTTCCATTTCGGTGAGCTCGCGTGCAGTACCCTTGGCACCTGCGCCAACTCCAATGTTGTCGAACAGCACCGTGGCAACGCCTTCAAGGAGCGCATGGTTGAAGACCTTCTGAGTGGCACTGTTCGGGTCAATGTCCTTCCATTCCTCAACATGCTGCACGACCACACCATGCCGCATGATGTAGGCGTTATAGTCAGCACCCGCGTCAGCAACGTCGAACCCGCCCAGCTTGCCACCCGTTGCCTTGATATCCAGCTTCAGGTGAGCATCGCGTGCAGCGGAGATCCACATCGGCTTGATAATGGACAGCGCAGTGTCTGCAACAGGCTCCCCTTCCCACACGTGCCGGTAGAGCTCCTCGTCGCTCGCTTTCAGGTCGTCCTTCTCCTGGCGCAGCACGTCTGTGAGCCACGGGTTCTGGTTCCAATTAACCTTGACAACGTAAGCGTCCGTCGGCGGTGTCACAATGAACCGCTTGTATGTCTCGTCGAGGATGTTGCCAGGGTTGAAGCTGACCCAAATCTCAGAGCCCTCTTTGCGCAGTGTGGGAACCAGAACCTTCCACGAATCGAAAGACACCGCTTCCGCTTCCTCCACCCATACAATGTCAAGACCCTCCATGGACTTGACCTTTGTGATGTTGGTCTTGATGCCGCTGAAGATGAACTGCGACCCGTTGCGCCCGACGATGGTCGTTTTCTGCACATCGAAGAAGTCGCTGAAGCCCAGGCGCTCAATGGTGTCTGCAAGCAACTGCAGCACCGACTCGCTGATGGACAACTGCAGCTCCCGAGCGCACAGCACACGGAGCGTCGTGTAGCGTGCTCGCACGACCAGCAACATCGCAATCGTCCAGCTCTTGGCACTGCCCCGCCCGCCGTAGGCCACCTTGTAACGGTGTGGCTCTAGGAAGGGAATAAACTCCTCGATAATGTCAAGCTGCATCTTGGAGCGGTGCCGGTGCTATTGCAGGGCGACCATCCTCTGCACGGACAACCCTGAAAGTGAGCTCCGTAGGGGCGCCCTGTACGGTGGTGACGCTCTTCGTTGGTGCTTCCATACCGAGGATCTTGCTCAACTGGCCCCAGGCGGCAACCTGTGCGGATGCGCTGGCCTTCTTGTTGTTGGCAATGCGGTAAAGGCCAGCCACCACACGACGACGGTGCATTTCCTCGTCCGTGCTGATGCCAAGCTTGTTCTTTTCCTCTTCGATTCGGTTGAGTACGTAAGCGTCAGTCATGAACCATTGCGACGCATGCGCAGCACCCTTCTCCCCGTAGTTGAGGCGAAGGACTGCCTGATAGGCGTCGAAGTCCGTCATGTACTGAAAGATGAACGCTTCCCGCTGGCGGATGTCCTCAGCGGTAAGGCTCTGCGGTTGGCTCACGTCAAGCTCCTAAAGGTGTTCCTCGGAGTATAGGTGACGCCCCTGCATCTACTCAAGCTGAGGCTTCAAGCTTTACCGCGTCAGTCCCCCAAAGCTTGTGATCTGCACTACTTCAGGCTCTTTGGGCTTTTCTTGATAGTACGTTGCCCATTCGTCCTCGTTGCGCCAACGGGTTGGATACCATCGCCCAGCAACGATGATGCCCCACTTGCTCCATTCAGCAATCCTCTTCGGTGGAGGTGGCAAGGTGAGCCCCGCTTGGTGCAGTATCGCATTCCCGCGAATCATGATGTTCTGGTACTTCTGCCAGGACACCTTGCCCTCTTCGTACTTGTGGAGCAGAAGCCCGTCATGGATGTAGCTGTGACACGCATGGCACAGCGCAACAACCTCGGTCACCGTTGCAACGCCATTCTCATAGTCGTAGGAATACGTCTCATGAGCTTCGAGCCACTTGTGGTATAGCGCATCCGCTTTCGGTGTGTCGCAGCATTGACAGCGGTATCCCGCATTCGCATAGACCCATTCACGCACACCGTCCCACCATACATCGCCCAGCAACTCTCGAGGGGACATACCGTGCAACGGCTTCGGGATGTTGGGATGCAGGAGCAGCTCAGGCCTCATGACTGCAGGTATTCAGTGACCACACGTGCCGCCTCTTCCCAATCGTAGCACACGCACCATCCGAAACCCTGTGCGAGCACGAACGCACCGAACTCCGTCTGTTCCGCGGTGACCCCGCCTGCCCCTCCACGCTTGGGACGCTGCGAGGGCTTTTTCAGCTCAATGTACAGACCGGAGAATGCACCCCGCTTCACAGGTAGGAACACGTCAGCAACACCAGGCTTGACACCTTGCGCCTTAAGACGCGCTGCTTCAATTGGGTTGCGACTGCCACCATTGGGGCAGTGATACATCCACCTCAGCTCGGGGAGGGCCTTCTGTTGCAGCGCAGCCCAGCAGAAGAGCGCAGTCTGGTGAGCAGCCTCAGTGCCAGACTTGGCAAGAGATTCAGGTGTGACGGACATTTGGGTTCCTTGCGTTGTTGAATACCCTGCGCAGCACGTACGAACGAACGATGGACAGCACCGACATCCAGAACGTCAAGATGGCATTGTGCGTCACTGTCATCGGAATGTCGTAATACCAGCAGATCACCCATGTTGCCACCATGCTGATCACCAAGCCAACCACAACATTGACCAGCGCCTCGAGCAGGGACATGAGCCTTGATTGTGTCATGCTGCCTCCTTCGCAACACACGAAGCGCACTTGCGACGCTTGATGTGCCCCTTGTGATATCTGAACCTGCTTCCCTCCAAAGATGCGTACTGCGCACCACACCACACGCACCGCCATGTCACCGTGTGACCCATATCATCTCCATTAACTAACGCATCCAAGTGATTGATTACAAAGCGATTCGACGATCGACTTGTCATCTGTGCCCTAACATTGAATAAGTCGATCGTCGCCTACGCCGGCCTGCAGGGGGCTTGCTGCCGATTAACCCTTTTCGCTGATTATCTGTTTAAGGTTGCACAGCTTACCAAATGATTCTTGAGGACAAGTGTGACCTTCGCACGCGACGCCCATGTATATGCCCGCGGGGGCTTGTGCGATTGTTGATTGGTCGATATACTGTGCAGACATCAACGCACTGAAGGAGAAACGAAATGAGCAACCGACTGACATGGGAATACATCACCACCACGGCCACCCGCACGTACCGTTCCTGGAGCCCGAAGCAGATTGCTCAGTTCCATTACTTCAACCCGAACGGCCTGTATGCTGCCAAGAAGGCGTCCGACGACCGCATCAGTGAAGCTGTGTCTGCTGGTAAGTGCAAGTCCGGTGCGTTGCTTGCATACGGTTCGTTCAACGACTTCTCCATCAACAAGCTGCGCGAGCACATCAACGGTTGCACGTTGCGCCAGATCCACGTCACACTGAGCGGCATCGAAGCTGACATCGCTTCTGCTAACCAATTCCTCCTTACCCTGTAACCACACTGGAGCACACCATGCAAATCACCATCACCAAAGACCAAGTCTGCGTCGCCTCTGACCTCTACTCCCTTGGTAGGCATTGGGAAGACGGCGAGGAGCTGTTCGGCGACGTGTTCTATCTGTCCGTCACCCTGGACGACGGCACCCGTTACCGCCACCCGCACTGCTATCCGAACCGCACCAAGGAACGTGAGTATTGCGAGCACGAAGGCTGCGAGGTGGAGTTCTACCCGTGGCATCTGGATGCAGAGGAACGTTGCCAGGCGTTCTGCGATGCTGTTGCTGCACACGGTTCTATCGACACCACACACTGGCGCGAGGAAGATCCTGCATACGGCAGCGAGCAATACCAGCGCCAGGGAATTGAGCGGGAACGTGCATTCATGGATCGCTTCGACGATTGACCAGCAACCAACAGCACCAAGCGCCTTCGGGCGCTTTTTTATTGACCTGTCTGTGCAGTGGCAACCCATAGCACCGCAGCGAGCACGGTCTCAAAAGCTCGCCGCACGCGGGGCCGCGTACTGCCCGATCAGGTGTTGGCCGGCACCCTTGCATTGGCCGCACCTGCGATCGCGTACAGCGGCGGCGCTCACCGATGCTCTTCGATTGCTTTACTGAGGGCATCGTGAAGCTTGGCAATGCTGTCCCAGTTCATAGAGAATTCGCACTGCCCACGGCTTCCCTCGTATGTAAGATCAACACCTTGCGGATACAGGCACAAAGTCAGAGGGCCGGACCCATTTGTGGATTGGATAAAAATTTCTATTGCGATCATGTTGAACCCTTGTTTGTAAGCGTTGCACAGCATAGCAGGAAGCCATCTGTTCAATTGCGTCATCTGTGACCACACTGGTCCGCGGTGCTTACGTGTGCGGGGCGCCTGCTTGTGCGGTGCGGATACAGGTGCAACACCGCGATAGACCTGTGGGAAAACGACAATAACAGGCCATAATAAACAATTCAATATGAATTCCATTATTTGAAACACGGCGGCAACCCGCGAAAATGCTGGAAAGTGTGTAGTAAATAATAAGAATAATAAGAATAATAATATAAGTACCTATTTTTATCCCGTTTTTGCTTAGATCCCCCTTAGGGGTCCCCCGAATAATTTCGCCCTTTTCTCATTATTCTCTACATTTCGTTTCACCTTATTATTTCCATTATTCTTATTATTTCGTTTTCAATCTATTGTTATTCTTATTATTTCTTATTATTTGCACAAGTATTCCCTCATATTGCAGTCAAAAAAAATGCCCAGCGCATGAAGCACCGGGCACCAATAAATCCGAGCAATCCCACAATGTATCACGCACCTGGATCAATAATGCGATACAGGTTTTTCTGAGGGCTGAACCCAAGAGTCACCACTTCCGCCTTCTCCAGCTTATACAGCGAACCACGTTGCACAGCGTCTTCCAATGCGTCATGGAGCGCACGCTTCGCGCCCTGTGGATGGTTTAAGAATGCAACATAAGTCCGCACAAGTAGGCTGAAGGTGGAAAGGGAAATGAGCTTCAGGTTCCATTCCTTTTCAGACACCTTATATGCCTCTGCTGTTTTGGCTGTTGCTACCAGCTCACCACTCAAATAGCGCTTCATCCCATGCTGAAGGCGGTTGTAACGGGAATCATCGTCCTGCCCGACGTCACCCTCCTGCACACGCTTCTCAAACAAGCTGATTCCACCTTCAACCAGCTGAACAGCCCAGGCCATGTGCAGTGTGGTTATGGCTGGTGAATACGGGTTGTCAGCTACTGCACACAAGGACGCATATTTCAGCGCCTTGATGTTGGCGCGGTTGTATGTTTGACGAATGAACCCTTCCTCACACGCATTGACTTTCGCGGTGCAGTGCTTTTCGAATTCAATCACTGCTTTCTGGGCAGCTTCGTCGGCGAACTGGACGAATATGTACTGCTCGTTGTCGCGGAGGTGGCAACTGTGGGCGATCAGCGAACGTGACCATTCCAGGATATCTGGATAGGCGTCGTGCATGGCGCCATAATTGAGGTTCGGGCGCATACCATGCACCTGAATGAATTCCATGCGTGACAACCCGCCGTCGGTTGCACTTTCGTGATGGATATTCGGGAACAGTTCAACAGGTGTAACGTCACCAACTATGGACAGGGCGCACGCGCCTGGATCCTCAACATCGTTGTCCTTGTTGCTGTACGCCATGCCGCCAAGCGTGCTGTTGTAATCGGACTTAGAATAAACAGTGAGCAACGATTCTTTGATACCAGCGACCACGGGGTTCTTGTCGTTAGACCATTCGCGGAACAACCTGCCAATCTCGTTGCGGTGATGCACCATGCACCGTTTCCGGGCAAGGGTTTTGACCATCGCTTGCCCGCTTACCAGCGCCCCACTGAAGAACGGGTGATCGCTTTCGGGCAGGGTGAATGCTCGCTTGGTATCGTTGAACAGCTTTGCGGGTAGATTGGTCGCTGCTTCCTTACCCATGCCAGACGGTGCAACAATAATCACGTTGATGTTAAGGCCGGTCTTCGTTGGTGTCTGCCAGTTGAGACCTGCAATGCCTGCCATATAAGCAAGTGCAGCAACGATGCTGATCTGCTGGTTCGGAATATGCGACTGAGAATAGAACATGCGTGCCAGGTTGCCCAACATTCCGGGCGGTTCCTGCAATACGAAGGAAGGGCCTGCGGGCGTTGCTGATTGCTGGGCGCTGTGGGCCGCTTGTGCCGCTTGGAACTGGTTGGCCAATGTAGTTGCCTGGGCTTGCATAAGGCGGGCGCTCTCGCGCTCTTGGTAGCCAATAGCGAACACCTTGCGGGCAGTGCGCATTGGATACGTGTGGTGCTTTTTCTTGTCGGTGCGCTTGCTGCACGCAAGAGCTGACTTCTCATGCAGGTCAATTGCTTGTGCAATGGTTGCACCTTGGAAGCGGAAGAACTCCATCAACTGCATATCGGCCAGCGAATGGTCCATGTGGCCTATTGCTGTCCAGTCCCCTTCCCACAGTGCCCGGAACTTGTCCTTATTCTCTGCTTCAGCGCACGCAATCCAAATCGCTTCGATTGTACGTGTTTCAGCAACGTCAATCTCATCGTCGCTATATGGGCGGGCTGAACCTGTTGCAGTGCCAAGGCGACCCATCAGCAGGTCAAGCTCACGCTGGCAATCCGCAACCTCCGTGACCTCTTCAACGCCTGGTGGAACGAAGCGCAACGTGCTGAGATCGGTGTTGCCAGTGAATGTCAGGTAGCGTTCTGAGGTATAGACTTCAATGTGGCCTGTGCGGCGTCCCTTTATACCCTCGGGGAGCTTGCCGCGGCATACAATATGCGCACCTGTTCCGCCAACGCTCAATTCCGTGTAGGTTGCAAAGTTAGCAACGACCTCTGTGAAGAACTGGAGCTCCTCTGGGCCGGCTGGATCCTCAACCTTGTCGTCCAGGTCGATGATAGCGAGGCCGTTACCATGCACAAGCACAAAACCGATGCCGTCATAATGGTTGGCGAACTGCACCGCTTCTTCGAAGCTGCACCATGTAGCAGGATCCGTTGAGCTTGCGCGTGTATTCGTTTTTGCTTGGAATGGAACCTTGTCCCATTTCTTACCGTCCCGCCTGATGTAGCGCCATGTGACCCATTGTGGCAGCGCTTTCAGCTCTGCAGGTATCTCGTCCCAAAAATACGGAACGGGTGTGGGCTTGTTGGTAGCAGCGTCGAGGGACGTAACCTGCGGCGGAAGCGGGTCTGGTGTTGGAGGTCCTTGAACCTTGAAACCAATGGCGGCAAGGTTGCCGACTGGTTTGCTTTGTGACATATTGCGGTCTCCGGTTACGTGGAAAAGGGTTTAATGGTAACGCCAAAAGTATGACACAAAGCGTGACGCACGTTGGCGGTTTCAAACACAGGTAAAGGCCCTCCATAGTACAGTGCAAAACCTGCAATGGAGAACGCCATGTCCTCAACCACACAAAAAGATTTCGATATGAAATATATCACCTCGGGCGAGGTGCTACGGCTCACGGGCGCTGCTCGAAGCACCCTTATGATTGCACGCACGACGGGAAAGCTTCCTGGCGCTATAAAGTGCAACGGTGGATTCGTGTGGGAACGTGAATCGGTTGCACCACACCTGCAGCGCTTTGTCAGTGACCATACCAAGGGCCAACCTCGAGGTTGGAACCCTGCAACCAACTCGCCCGAATAATGTCAAACACGTGTAACAGCAATTCGCTACACTGCGGATCGTGCATGTCGCACAGCAATTGGAGAACCTTATGGCACGTCATACCAAGTATCACAATCTCAGCGACGACGAGTTGCTGCACCAAGTGGATGTCGCTCGGCAAAGTAGCGATGTCATTGAGGAGCTTGCTGCCCGCATGGAAAAGGGTGCAGCCGTTACCGCGGCGATGGGCTTGGAGTGCCCGTGCTGCGAAGCGAAGCTCAACGTTATCGACGATGGCGAAGGCCCGGAGCTGGAGGTTACATCGTGACCACACTGCCCGAACACACCGTCACCGTGCAAGACCTTGTTGAGTGGGAGGCGCTCGCGCAACAGCTCAAACGTGTCAAGGCTGCTGAAATGCTCCTGCGCATGAAAATCTTCCACGGGTTCTTCCCGAACCCTGTTGAAGGCACCAACGACGTCCCGCTCCAGAATGGCTACGTGCTCAAGGGTAAGTACAGCATCACCCGCGAGGTGGATAACGCTGCATTCCAAGTGCTTGCGGAGACCCTGCGCGGCGCTGGCATATTCACTGACAAGATGGTGCAATACAAGCCGTCGCTTGTTAAGCTGGAATACAACAAGCTGACCGCCGAGCAACAGCACCTCTTCGACCAGTGCTTAATCATCAAGCCTGGGTCACCCGCGTTGGAAATCGTGCTGCCTGCGAAAGTGAAGAAAGCAGGGGAAGCGGAATGAAGCCGATGCAACCAATGCTCGCAGTGCAGTGCGACACCGCGAATATCCCCTTCCCTGTATATGCGAGTCCCAAGCTTGACGGGATTCGCGCTTGCATTGACGGAGCGGTGGTGTTGTCGCGCAAGCTGAAACCCATTCCGAATGAGCACGTGCAGGAGCTTTTCGGTCATGACTTCCTCTACGGGTTGGATGGTGAGCTGTGCGTTGGCCCACCCAATGCCAAAGACCTTATGCAGCGCACGACCAGCGGTGTCATGACGCGGGACGGGGAGCCCGACGTCACCTTCCACGTGTTTGACTACTGGACGGAACCCAATACACCATTCAGCCGGCGCCACGAGCTTATGCTGCGCCATGCAGAGGGCATCGCTGCTCACATGCCACAGGTCAAGCTCCTGGAACAGCGGTTGATTACGCACAACGACGCGCTCATGATGTACGAATCGGAATGCCTTGCACAGGGTTACGAAGGAGTCATGCTGCGCAAACCCGACTCGCTCTACAAATATGGTCGAAGCACCTTGCGTGAAGGGTACTTGCTGAAGCTCAAGCGGTTCAGTGATAGCGAAGCGGTTGTCATTGGCTACGAAGAGCTCATGCACAACGGCAACGAACTGCAGACCGATGAAATGGGTTATGCGAAGCGCAGCCAGCACAAGGACAACCTTGTTCCCATGGGCACGCTTGGAGCGCTGCACGTGCGTGACATTGAATCAGGTGTGGTGTTTTCCATTGGTACGGGTTACACGGCTGCGCACCGTGCTGAACTGTGGTCACAACGCGATTCGCTCATTGGTAAGCTGGTCAAGTACAAACACTTCGACAACTCCGGCGTCAAGGTTGCACCCCGCTTTCCCGTGTTCCTTGGTTTCAGAAGTCCCTTGGACATGTGATGTTCATGTATAGTGTGGCCCTTAGTGACCACACTGGAGAACGAAATGACCCGCAACGAACTCGCAAAGAATCTGGCCCTGCTTGGCCAACTTGACAAGGCTATGCCCACGGAAGGGTTCCGAGGATACCTTGACAAGCTTATGGGCAAATTCCTCTACGGCGGAACGATTGTCAATTACCGTATGTGCAAACTGTCCGTGGCCAACAGGATTCCCCGCTCGGTTGAAGTTCAGAGGATGATCGAGTCAGGCATACCCAAATCGGACATGAATGACTTCTGCACGCTGGAGCACCGTGTAACCATCAAAACGCTTCGTTCCTTGCTGCACAAGGGAATGATCGAAGAAGTGATTTCCATGTATAGCGTCTGCTATATCACTCGTGAGGAAAACAACGTGCTGAGGGCGTACGAAAAGCAGGGTTTGAATGATGAAGATCGCTACACCGAAGCCGGCATAACCTTGGTGAATGTGTGATGGGTGAGGTTGCTGCACTGTTTATCAGCTATACGGTGGCGGTGATTGGAATTATGGGCCCGCCACCGCAACAGCCCCGAAACTTCGAGCGCACAATCGAGGCACAGGCCCCGATCGAAACGCCATCAAGGGTAACACCTTGGCCCGTTGCGCAGTACAAACCAGCACCCGCGGACGTTCCGCGCTGCACAATTGAAGGATGCACAAAATGAGGCCACCACGGCATATCAGAGAAGCACTCACTAGGCTTGGTATCAGCTTGAAGGACGTCACCGTCAGCGTCACAGGTGGAACGCACGTCAAGATCTGCATTGCTGGAGCACCGCACGCGGTATTCGCAAGCCTGACACCGTCCTGCCCACACGCTCACAAACATATCGCAGCAGACATCAAGAAGGTGA